TGAAAAACCCAATTTGGAATAGTTTAGCATCATCCATATCTTCTTTGAGAAGTTTCTTTTCGCAGACCTCGTGGATTGCTGTGCCAAAAGCAGTATATTCGTTACCCTCAAATGTTGAGACTTTTTCAACCCATGCTTTTTGATGATAGTGTGGACAAAGTGCCCAATCTTTTAATTCGGAATAAGAAATATGTTTATTCTTGGTCATTTAAAATGTCTTCAATCTTTTGAAAAAGGACGGGGCTAATATCGGCCACCATTTGGGGGTTCTCTAGAAAATACTTTTCAAACCCATTAGCAAAATATTCTTCCAGCGATGTAGCACCATAAGGAGATACAAAAAGTCCTATTGTTAGGCTGAGCAAAGTAGGATAACCTACTTCGTGAGCTAAAAATTCGTCAAATTTGGGGTTATATTCGGTGAACCCGTAGAGGCCCGGATTTATGTGATATCCTTCAGCGGTTAATAAGCTATAGAGGCGACCGCGTTTTCCCAAAAATTCTTGTTTAAGAGCATCATCATATATTTGCCACCCATAACGCTCGTTAAATGAATGTGCCACTTCATGTATAAAATTTTCAATCATGTCAAAATTTGTGGGTTCGGCTGATGTCATATAAATAGCGCCATTACTAAACAGAGCATTACGTCCTTGGAGTTCTTCAAATTGGCCCACATATATAATTTCTACATTGTATAATAAGGAAGGCGGTATTAGCTCTTCTATATCTAAACAAAATTCAGGTATGTTTACCCCTTCCTCTACTTCATTAATAATTTGAAGAGGAATATTATATATGTAATATTCCATTACTCTGTCGGCGGTGTTTCTTCCACGGAGGCTTCAACGTCATCTAGTGCTTGTTGGTAGCCACGAATAAAATTTTCCTCCGCGACAGCCATCAAGAATTCTGGGAATTCAGCAGCAAAAACCTGAACCGCCATGTCTACAGTAACATCCGCGTCTGCTTTTACTGCCGCTCCGATGTAATTTACAACCAGCTCCTTTAAGCCAGTATCCTCCTCTACAATTTCTTCTAATACTGATGTTTCTGTATCCATTTTATACCCTCATAAATTTTCTGCGGCGAAGGTTGCCACTTTCGATCTTTCACCCTTATGTAATGTAATATGAGATGCAAGCTCAAATTTCTTAAATTTTTCCACGGCGTGCGTTAGCCCGTTGGATGTAGCATCAATATAAACATTGTCAATCTGTTCGATATCTCCAGTCAACACAATTTTAGTTCCTTCGCCTACTCTTGTTATTATAGTCTTTAATTCATGAGTTGTCAAGTTTTGAGCTTCATCAATTATGATAAAGGCATTTGAGATTGAGCGTCCACGAATATAAGTCAATGCTTCTATCTCTATTGTACCCTTTTGCATGTAAATGTCAAGGGTTATTTTGTCATTTCCCATTAAAAATTGTAGGTTATCTTGAATTGGCATCAACCATGGGGACATTTTTTCTTCCATGGTGCCCGGCAAGAATCCAATGTCCTTACCGAGGGGCTGTACGGGCCGTGAGACGATTACGCGGGAGTACCGGGCGGTAGACTCATCTATGGTCTGTTCGAGGGCGGCCGCGACAGCACAGAGCGTCTTACCGCTTCCTGCTTTCCCAATGACGGTGATAATTTCAATTTTGGGGTTCATCAGAGCATCGAGAAGAAAAGATTGTTCTTTATTCCGAGCCACAATACCCCAAATTTTATTTTTTGGAGATAGAATTTGTTGAAGAGGGATGCCCGGGCTCACATAGCGACCTAAGGCGCTCTTTTTTTCGTTGGCATTAGAAACCAACATCACATATTGATTGGGAAAAAGCTTCTTTTGATCTAAATAAACATTTTTCTTCTCATAAAATTGATCTATAAGTTGATCATCTACCATGAGGGTTGAGCACCCCGTAAAAATATTTCCCCTATTATCTACTACCTGATTGTTATGAAAATCTTCAGATGTCAGGCCAACCGCGTCAGCAATTACGCGCATATTAATATCGCGCGAAACAAGAATAACTTTTCTGATGCTTTCTCTTTGAGATTTTAAAGCCGTCGCAATAATTAAATGATCGGCAATTTTAGGGTCCAGATCCGATGGTAAATCTTGCGCCGTTAGCCCAGAAGCACTAATAGATTTTATGATGCCTAGCCCTTTTCTAATTCTAACTCCTTTGGCTAGAGAGCCCACTGACCGTAAATCATCCCAAATGCGAATAATTTTACGGGCTTGCGCTCCCACAGCATCTTGCCTCTTTTTGTGCTTATCTATTTCTTCAAAAACTTTAAGAGGTACGTGAATGTCGTTATTCTCGAACGCGTAAATGCAGTCAGCATTTGTAAGATATACGCTTGTATCTAATACATAGGTTTTCTTACGTCCCATCTAGAGTCCTCTCCATATAAATAGAAATCGAGCTCCTAAATCTTTTACCATTATTTCCTTGAAGGACGGGGGACATCTGAACTGTAAAGAATTTCTACTTTGGTGGGCTTAATATCTACATTATCTACTGCCGGGGCGCTTTCCCCGAGCATGGGGGATGTGGTCACCAAATCAGAAGAGCTTTGAATTTTGTCCCCCCCCATATTCCATAGAAGTTTAATTCCAAGGGTATTGCAGACTTCCATTTCGGGGGTATTATTAGTTTTACGATCTCCGCCGTTCGCAAAATAATCGGGTTTAATTCTTTTAAGTGCCTCTGTAACGGGCCCCACGCCGGGTACGTTTTCTACTGGAGAATCATCTACATATGTTGTACGTTTTACACATTTAAATGCTTCAAGAATTTCGCAGCGCTCCTCGAAAGGCATAAAAATATATCCCTTTTTTCTCATCAGCCACGCATCAGAGTTAACTATTACGACGACATCGCCATATTGTGCGGCCGCTTCAATCATGCGTAAATGGCCAATGTGAACTGGATCAAATCCTCCAGAAACACACACTATTTTTTTATTCTTAGTAACGGATTTAGTCATAATTTTTCCTTTATTCTTTTTGAGGGAGTTCCTTCTTGGGGTCATATAAGGATTCTTCGCGTGGGGCTGTACAATATATAACTATCACTCGTAAGCCCTCCCATTGACTGGGAATTTCCTTTCGTGCTTTGCGTGCTCGTTCTGCGATTTCCGCATCAACAAATAATGTAGGTCCTAGGCCGCCATTTCGAATCGTATACATATACTCAGAGCCAAATTCGATTGCCGCTTTAAGCCTCAACGTATCCTCTTCTAATTTGGTCAATTAGTCTCTCTTTCTACGAGTTTTTTTATGAAGCTTCTCAAACAAAAGCTTTTTCCAGAGAGTCCCCTCAATTTCCTCTTTGGGCATTTTAAGAGAATAAAGAGCTGCCAGAATAAGGCGTATTTCTCGATTAGACAGGTAAACCGTTTTTAAAAAAGGGGGCAGCTTTTTATCATTCGAGTAGGCCATATATTGTTTTCTCTTACAGTTATAACTAGTGAGCCACGGTAAGAATCTCATATTGTTTTACTGCTTCATATAACACTATATTAGCTGTCTGTGCGGTGTTTAAACAGTAGCCTACTCCTGGCATTTGTACATATATTACTTCAGATCGTGCCAAAATTTCAGGAGGAACTCCACTTTCTTCGTTACCAACAACCAGACAAACAGGGCGCTTAAAATTGAAATTATAAGAAGATAGGGGTCTTGCCTCTTCCGCCAGTTCCGCCGCCACGATTTGAATCCCCTCAATGTGCATCTGTGTAAGGAATTCCGAAGGCCTTGAAAACTGAATAATTTCCACATAATCACTTAGGCTCCCCGAAGAAGCTTTTATACGGCTACGTTGAGGAACGTGCCCAATAACATAAAGCCGTTCTGCACCAAAGCAAGCAGCACTCCTAACCAAATACCCAAGATTATCATCAACGCGGAAATTGATAGCGCACAAACTAATTGGATAGGTCTTGGCAGTTTTAAGTTTGGTCTCATAGCGTTGGCGACGGGTTTCTGGTCTCACTTCTTACGGCGCTTTTTACTCAAACGCTTTTTACGAGCCTTTTTATCTTCTCGTTTGCGATTCAACTCT